CTTATTATCTCTGCATTACGACTATCATGTGGATTAATCGTCCCCGCATCCCATTCTACTAAAATACCCTTACCGATATCGTTTGGTCCTAATATTTTCATGTTTTTTCTTTATAAATATATTAGACCACCTCTTTTGTCGTTTTACTCTTGTGTACTTTAAAGTATTTAATTCCTTTTAAACCGTCAGTATATACAGATGTTAGAATATTTTTAACCCTATCTCTTAATATCGGAGATTTAAACTCCATGTGGTTTTTAAGGTATAATGTTATTTCTAAGTTCATAAAACTTCTCTTTCCTTTTTGTAAACCACTACTTCTTAAATCTAAGTCTACTATATTATGTTTTTCAAAAATTAGGGGGTCTACCACTTCTAATAGAATATGCTTAATATTCCTTTCCATCATTCCTGTTGTCCTATCCCAATTATCAAATTCTTTTATTGGTTCCACCCAAGATTGTAATACTATATATATTGTTTTTAGGTTTTTGGCGTCTACTGTACCATAATGACATTTAGCGTCATTAAATATTTTTAATTGTGAGGTTTTTCCCTTCTTCATTCAATCTCATCTTTATTTAAATTTTATTGGTTTTAAATAAAATATAGTATATAATTAGACTTATGTCAAAAAAAGTCATATTTATAAAAACAGGAGATATATTATATGCTAATAGTAAAAGTTAAAAAGAAAAATATCGAAGCCGCTCTTAAGCAGTATAAGTATAAGGTATATAATACCAAACAATTAGACAAAATAAGAGATGGTCAACAATACACCAAGGACTCTGTTAAAAAAAGAGAAGAGAAAAAAAAGGCGGTGTACGTTAACAAAAAATATAATAACGACTAATCATTAACCTATACCACCACCTACTGGAGGGGAACCACCATTACGACTTGAAGGTGTAGGTGTAGGTGTTGGTGTTATAATGGTATCGAGATATAAATCATTATTGTTGTTAATCCCGTTTAACACACCAGAACCATCTAAAGAAGTCGAATATTTATTGTTATAATATTTTGTTAGACTTGTTAAATCACCAAAAAATCTAGCTTCAGGGATTATATCTCTAGACCAACTTGCACCATCCTTAGATGGTAATATAGGTGATGAACCTAAACTGGGTTTACTATTAATTTGCCCAGTAGTTAATTCATAAGTGTACAGAACGTAACCATCTGGCCTTGGTATTGGTCCGGCATAGAATCCGGTTTCAGATGTAGGCCCATAAGACACATTACCTACATTATTTGAAATGTGTATGTTACCTTTTCTAGTGGTATTTTCAAAACCATCTCCTTCGGGTAAATCTGGAAAATATTTTAAGTATATACTCATTTTAATTATTCGTTTGTTCCTTTATTTCTTGAAAATTTTTCTAATGTTGTAAATCCTAATCCTGCACCTACTATATACATCATACCATCCCATACAAATTTTTGAAGTGGTATATCCATAAATATATTAGCTAAAAATGCAATACACATCATAAAAAAAGCCAGAATGGTAATAAATCTTTTTGATGATTTTTGTCCATCTACATCACCCATTAAGGACATAAAAAACTTTCTCATTACAATCCTTTATCTAACTGACTTAACTTATATAATGACATAACAGAAACTTCTGATTCATTAATTTTGTTTATTGTATATTGAATTTTTTCTGTTAGGTCTGACTCTTTAGATTCGTTTAAATTCTTTGTTAACTTTTCTATTACTGTGTTTTTAACTTTATTAATCTCCTCAGTTAACTTTTCACCTTTTAATGAAGTTAAGTATTTAAACTCTTTTTTTTCTTCTTCGTTTAAAGATTCAAATTCTTTGTTAAAGGTATTGGTTGCAATTTTTAACATAGAAGAAAGAGGTAAATTAACGGACTTACTCTCTTTAACTACCTTTGTAGTCATAAGATTTTTTCTAATTCTTTGTTTAGACTCAATAAGAGATTCTAAGTTTTTAACAATATTTTTGGTATAGATTTGTTTATCTATATCTCCATATTCATTATCAACACTTTCTTTAAGAATGTTATCAATCCAATCACTTAACTCTTGAATCTTTTCATTATTATTATCTATAATTTTTCTTAAATGCTCAAAAGATTCTGATATATAGTCATCAACAACACTTTCATTCAATCCTTTTTGTGAAGACAATTCATCATACAAAAAATACGCTTCCGCAATTGGTTTCTGATTTAAAACATATTTTTTAAACTCTTTAATATTTTTTTTAAAGTCTTTGTCGTAGTGACCCTTTGAAAAGACTCTTTCTATTTTTGTTTTAATATATCCAAATGAATTCATGATATTTTATTTTATAAATATCAGTCTTTTAGTAATGCGTTCAATTCATTTTCGATTTCACCCAAAGACTGACGACCTTTAGATAAGTCTAAGATACTTTTACCTTTAATTATATCGTCTTCAACTAAAAGGTCTAAATCTTTATTTCTGACAAATCTTTCTACAGGTGGTTCTTCTGCGGGTGGTGTTTCACCACCACCTTCATCTCCTCCACCTAAATCACCGCCTAAGTCATCACCTAAGTCACCACCTAAATCACCCATAGGTGGAGGTGCACCGCCTCCTAAATCTCCCATACCTCCGTCATCAGTAGTTTCTCCACCTTCGACATCTCCACCTTCACCAGGTTTGTTTCCATATAACTTATCAAGATTTGCGAATATACCTGTTTTAGTAATAACCTCTGCAGTTTTTTCTAACTCGCCCGCGACAGCCTTTTCAATACGTTGTTGTTGTAAATCTAATTTAATCTCTTCATCACTAAATCCAAGAATATGTTTCTTAGCCCAAGATGAAGAAACAGGTAAAATACCATTTCCTGGGTCTGTAACCGCATCCCTATATAACTGAATTTTTTGTTGCCATTGTTCAACCTTAAGTAAATCAGCCTGTGTTGATGGGTTAGTTAATCCTAAAGTAAAATTACCTAGTTCATCCTCAAATCCCAATAAGTATAAGTGTATTATTGCGATTTTATTTAACTCTTGTATAATAGATTTTTGTATTCTATTAATAGTTCTCGCAAATCTAATATCCTGTAATGATAAGTTTTTACCGTCACCTACCACTTCCTCAAAACCTAAAAATGCTTTAGGTACTCTTAAAGAAGTTAAAAGTTTCTTTTGTATATATTCAATGTCAGCAATTTCTGAAAGGTTTTGTGCGCCTGGTAACGTATCTATTGGGTTTGGTGCGTTAGGGTCACGGACAGGGATAAAATAATCTTGGTCTACAGCCATTTGATTATGTCTTAAATCTACATTTCCATTTGTAGAGTCTACAACCTGGTCTCTTTTAAATTTATTTGCAACTCTTTGTACGTATGGTTCAACATCTTTATCATCCATATTACCGACAAAAACCTTAAACACTCTTCTTTCAGGTGCTCTAGATGTTCTATATATTAACATAGCATCTTCCAAAAGAATTAACTGTTTCCATATTCTTCTACCTTTTTCCAACATAGAAGTACCGTAAGGTAGTTTTCTATCATCTCCTAACAATCTAAAATGAGCGACTTCCCAAGCATTAAAAGTCAGGTCTTTATTTTGCCATAAAAATTTTAGAGAATCATTTTCAGTGTCAGAAGTATTTCTATCTGGTTTGATTTTCATACCCCTTTCTTGTCTACTAATTTCTATGTTAGGTAATTGTTGAGCACCCATAACACCTTTTTCAGGGTCCAATTTTAAATAAACAAAATTATCACCATACTTACATGTGTTACGAGTCCACATTGGTAAGTTTGTATTAATATCTAATTTATTATTGAATAAATCAGCCAATATTGATTTTATCCTTTTACTTTCAGAATAAATTTGTAAGATAAATCCGTCTTCATCGGGTGTTGTTGATTCTTCTGAATATATGTCTAATGCTGCAGAGATTTCGGGAGTGTATTCCATACTCTCATAATCATAAAACGAGGCTAAACGAGTTGGTTCGTAATATACTGCCTGACTATATAAATTATTTTCTATTTTTTGCCACTGCTGGCCTAAATATAAAGTTTGTTGTGCTTGTAGTTTTTCTCTTTCAAACTCAGTACGGTCTTTAGTTTTTAAAAGTTCCTTTTTATCAAATTTATATGTTGGTGATTGTTGGTCTAAGGTTGCATCAGGTCCAAAAACCTTAGTTAACCTTTGCCATACTGTAAAATTATTATCCGCCATTAGTCATTTTTTTTATAAATATAACCTTTAAGTAAATTAATTAAAGGTTATCTTCTCATACCACCAAACAACCATCCATAATCTTCGTAGTCCTTTTTTGTATATCCGTCAATCCTTCTATTGTAGTTTTGATTATTGGGCATAACGGGTATTCCAGGGTTAAAGTCCTTATTAGTATTTCTCACCGGAGTTTCATTAACCATCCAACTTTCCATCATCGCTTTGGTCTGCTCGGTAACCTTTTCAAGTTGTGTAAATGAGTTTTCACCAACATATATCGCCATAGCCATCGCCATGATAAGGTCGTCGTGTTGACCCTTAATGTGGTCAGGTCTTCCGTTAATATATACAAATGTATTTAATTCATTTATTAAACGAGAAGAACGAACAATAAAATTATGTCTTAAAGATTCTTCAAAGGCCGCAACAATTTGAACACGTTTTGAGTTAAAGTTAAGACCTGGTATTTTTTCCATCGCCTTAGGGTCGTATTTCCATTTGTTAGCCGCGTTAGTTCCATCAACATACAAATCCTTATAATTCATTTCCTGAAGTTTACGAGCAGTAGAAACCCCCATACCTCCAGTGATATCAATCACAACAAACGCAGAATACATAGTCGCCCATTTAAACGCAACCTCAGCAGCGACATCGGGCGGTATCTTACCCAAATACTCCAATACCTGTTCTCGTTCGTCAAAATCTATAATACAGAATGTGGTAAAGTCTTCACTATCACCACGAGAAACATCAATACCCATAATATATTTGTGACCCACCACAGGTTCTTTCCATTGCCATAACGCACCTCCCATAAATTTGTTTTCAGGTTCACGAATAAAGTTTTCCTTAATTTTTTCTACTGTATCAGAAGGAATAACGTTATCACCCGAACCCAAGAAGTTACACTCCAATTCCTGAGCAATCTTACGTCTGTCAAACTTAAGTTTTTTACTCATACCCTCAAACCATGTGGAGTATGGTTTATATCCATCCAAAAAATGTGTTTTTATTTCATTAAAATCACGTTTCATCGGGTTTATATGTGAATAATCTAATGTTATCTCCTCGTCCTTATAATCCTCTCTGTTTAACATATAATGAACGATATCATTACATTTAATCAGTTTTAAATCTTTTGCATAACGAGGGTCACGATACCAATACATTTCTGTAATCTTAAAGTCGTTCATACCTCGTAACGACTGGTCATAGATAGAATAATAAATGGGGTCAAAACCGTTAGGGGTAGAAATTACAATAACTTTACC